ACCTTAAAATTGTTGATGAAGCATTGAGAACATACTATTCAATGCAACCCGAACAGTATTGTGATGAGTGCAAAGCACCGATACTTTCGGACGGCAAACGCACCGTTAAACAGATCATTGACGGCACAACAAAAAATTACGGCAGACAGCTCTGTATGCAGTGCGTCGCAAAGCTGATAAAGCAGAAGAAACAGGAAAAGCAGAGAGAGGGTGCAGACAATGCAACTTCGACCGTATCAGAATGACCTTGTTGAACAGGTAAGACAGGCTTGGCGAGAGGGTTACAAAGCCCCTTGCATAGTTCTCGGTTGCGGTGGCGGAAAGTCCTGCATTGTTGCAGAAATTGCAAGACGAACAACTTGGAACGGAAAACGGGTGCTGTTCCTTGTTCACAGGAGAGAGCTTGTTGACCAAATATTCAGAACCTTTGTCCGCTGGGGTGTGCTTATGGATTTGTGCCAAATCGGTATGGTACAGACCTTTACACGAAGATTGAAGAAACTGCCCAAACCCGCACTTATCATCACAGATGAAAATCATCACAGCCTTGCACAAAGCTACAAACGCATTTACGAACATTTTTCAGATGTTCCGAGGGTTGGCGTCACCGCAACACCTGTCCGATTAAACGGTGACGGATTGGGCGATGTCAACGATAAATTAATAATCGGGGTGAGTACAAAATGGCTCATTGAGCATAACTGCCTTGCCCCGTATGACTACTATGCTCCGAGTGTCGCCGACCTTACGGGTTTACACACCAAAATGGGCGAATATGTCGCCTCCGAGATAGAAAAAGCAATGACTAAAAATACAGTTTTCGGAGATGTAATCAAGTATTACAGACAGCTTGCAGACGGCAAAAAAGCGGTGTGCTATTGTTCAACTGTCAAACACAGTATGGCAACCGCACAGGCATTTTGCGAAGCGGGTATATCAGCAAGGCATATTGACGGAGCAACTCCGAAGACACAGAGAGAACAGATTATAGCCGATTTCAGAAACGGCAAAATTACAATTCTCTGCAATGTGGATTTGATTTCAGAGGGCTTTGATGTGCCCGACTGCGAATGTACAATTCTGCTCCGACCTACTCACAGCCTTACGCTTTACATTCAGCAGTCAATGCGATGTATGCGCTATAAGCCAAACAAAAGGGCTGTAATTATTGACCATGTCGGTAACTATGCAAGGCACGGAATGCCTGATGACGACCGAGAATGGACGCTTGAAAAACGCAAAAAGCTGAGTGTTAAAAAAATCGAAAAGGAGCAGGAGGAAAAGGTCAGACAATGTCCCGAATGTTTCTTTACATTTTCAGCACCGCCGGCAGGGCAGAAAGCCGTGTGTCCGCATTGCGGTTATGTATTCCCGACAGCCGAAAGAACCGTTGAAACCGATACCACCGCAAAGCTCATTAAGGTTGAGGGATTCAAGCTTGATTTCAGCACACCCGACGATTGCCACAGCTATGCGGACTTACTTGCATACGCAAAAAGCCACGGCTACAAAACAGGCTGGGCATATTTTCAGGCACGAAAGAGAGGTATGATAGCTTGACAGAAGAACACGCAATTCAGAACAAAATCCGTATTGCAATTGCACCGTACTGCGATATTTTCCGTATAAATGTAGGTGCAGGCTTTACAAAGGACGGCAGATATTTCAATACGGGAGTTCCGCCCGGATTTTCAGATTTGTTCGGTGTCAGAAAATCAGACGGAAGGGCGGTCTTTATCGAGGTTAAAACACCCAAGGGCAGACCTACCGAAAAACAGCAGAAATTCATACAGATGATGAAACTCAACGGTGCTGTTGCAGGAGTGTGCAGAAGTGCCGAGGACGCTGTAAATTTAGTGATAAAGGAGTAATAATTATGGGATTTAAAGCAAATTGGAGCGAGGCGGCACAGCCTAATTCACTCAAGCCCGAGGGCGATTATGAGTGTCTTATAGCAAAGGCAGAGGAGCGTGACTACACTAATTCAAAAGGCGAGGAAAAAACCTGCCTGAACATTTCGTTCGTTATCCGAAACGATGTTGAGCAGGGGTATAAAAACGGATATATCTTCCATACCTTGTGGAAACGCATAGGACCGACCGAGAACGATATGCAGGTAAACGGATACGGCTTTAATCAGGTTATGGCTCTCGGCAAGGCGGCAGGACTTCCCGACGGCAAGGATTACGACAGCCTTGAACAGTTCCTCGGTGAGCTTGTGAAAAAGCCTGTTCGTGTAACCGTTAAGCACGGCGAATGGAACGGCAAAAAAAGAGAAGAAGTCAGCTGGCTCAATCCTACAAAGTATCCGACAGTAAAGCATACCTTCAAACAGTCGCAGAACGGCACGGCAACAGCCTATGCACAGCCACAGCAGAGTTATGCACCTGCACAGACAGCAAATCAGAGCTTTGTTGATATGCCGATTGACGATGATTTGCCGTTCTGATTTTAAAGAAATTCTTCGGGAATTGCATAAAACAGTGCAATTTTCACCGTGTTTTTCCTTATATATGGAGGTGAAAAAATGGGCTTTACAAATTTAAACCCAAATAAAAATAAATATTTTGCAGTTCCCGAGGAATTGAAAGGTTATAAAAACTGGGTGTGCTGGCAGTCATATCCCGATCCGAAATCGCACAGCGGAATTTCAAAGAAACCGATAAATCCAAGAACGGGTGGCTTTGCAATGCCGAATAACTCGGACACTTGGTCAGATTTTGAAACAGCAGTCAGAGAATCCGCCAAATATTCAGGCATAGGCTTTATGTTCTCAAATTCACCGTTCTTCGGTGTTGACCTTGACGATATGCCAAACGATATTGAGGACTACAAAAACGGCGGAACTGACAACATAATCAGCGAGTTTGTGAACACTTTGCAGAGCTACACCGAATTTTCGCAGAGTAAAACAGGTGTTCACATAATCTGTAAGGGAACTCTTCCCGAGGGCAGAAGAAAGGCTAAGAATGATTCGGGCGGCTTTGAAATGTACGAAAACGGCAGATTTTTCGTTGTGACAGGCGATTACTGCTCGGAATATGCCTACATAAACGATTGCACCGAAAGCATAAAGCCATTACATTCAAAATATCTCGGCAAGGCAACAGAGCCACAGCCAAAGCTCCGTAACATTGAGGCTAATCTCAATACGGTTGACGATATCGTAAGGGCTGCCTGCAATGCCAAAAACGGCAATCTTTTCAGAGCCTTATACAGCGGTGATTTTTCGGCTTATGCGTCACAGAGCGAGGCTGATATGGCGTTCTGCAATATGCTTGCGTTCTGGTGCGGTTGCGATACCGACAAGATGGATTCGATTTTCAGACAATCAGGCTTAATGCGTGACAAGTGGGACAGAAAGCAGTCCGGCACAACCTACGGCATTATAACCCTGCAAAAGGCTGTGTCGGGCTGTACGCAGACCTATAACCCAAAACAGCATAACGATTATTCAATTTCAATCAGCAACGGCAAGGCTGTTCAAGCGGTTGACGAAGAAAAAATGCGTGCCTACACCTTTGACGATATGGGCAATGCTGACAGGTTTGTTGATTTATTCGGTGATAATGTAAGGTATTGTTATACAGAGAAAAAATGGTACTACTACAATTCTATGAAGTGGTGTGTTGACAATATCGGCGTTGTGTTAAGAATGGCAGACAAGAGCGTTGAGGCTATGAAAGCCGAGGCAAAGCTATACTTGCAGGCTGATGAGGAAAGCGGCGGAGATATGTCGAAAGCATTTGAAAAGCATATGAAAGCAAGCCGCTCCAATAAGTCAAAAAAAGCAATGCTCAACGAGGTTGAACACCATATCCCCGTACTTCCGGCACAAATGGATAAATACCGTATGGCATTAAACACCCCAAGCGGAATAATCAACCTTAAAAACGGCGAAGTGAGGGCGCATAATCCCGAATATTATTTCACAAAGATTACTTCGGTTGACTGTTCTCAAACGGCAGAGTGTCCCCGTTGGCTTGCATTCCTTGACGATATTTTTGCAGGCGATAAGGAGCTTATTCGCTACATTCAAAAGGCGGTCGGTTACAGTCTGACAGGCTCAACAGCCGAGCAATGCGCATTCTTCCTTTACGGTACGGGACGAAACGGCAAGAGTACATTTATTGATGTTATCCGTGATGTATTCGGCGACTATGCCGCAAACATTCAGCCTGAAACAATCATGGTAAGAAACTCTCAGAGCAGTGCCATAAACAGCGACATTGCACGGTTAAAGGGTGCAAGGCTTGTCACCTCGGTTGAGCCGAACGAGGGCGTGCGAATTAATGAGGGACTTCTCAAACAGCTTACGGGTGACGATACCGTAACGGCAAGAAAGCTGTACAGCGAGGAATTTGAGTTCAAGCCCGAGTTTAAGCTGTGGATGGCGACAAACCATAAACCGATTATCCGAGGTACCGACACGGGCATATGGAGAAGAATACATATGATACCGTTCAATGTTCAGATTCCCGAGGATAAGGTTGATAAGAACCTTACGCATAAGCTCAAAGCCGAAATGACCGCAATTTTCAAATGGTGTATCGACGGCTGTATTCTGTGGCAGAGAGAGGGCTTGAAAATGCCGTCTGCCGTTCTTCAGAGCGTGAGAGAGTACAAGCGTGAAATGGATGTCATTTCCGCCTTTATCGAAGACAGATGTGTGTTAGAGGGTTCGGTGCAGGCAAGCACGCTCTATGCTGCCTATACAAGCTGGGCAGGGGATAACAACGAATATTGTATGTCAAATACCAAATTCAGCACCGAACTTGCCAAACGATTTGAAAAGGTAAAGGGAAGAAATTTCAATTATTTCAACGGAATTTCAATTTATAAAGATTGTTAGTGTGGTAGCTTGAGGAGGGTTTACGGGTTTTTCTAACCTTTCGTATAAGAAAAATAAACTAATATTATATATATAGAAAGGGTTCTTTAAAATAGCCCCAAACCCACCACAAGCCTCCGCAGGAGGTAATATGAAAAAATATGATTTTAACAATCCACAGGTGTTTGAACAGCTTGAGGATAAAGCAATTGACGGTCAGCTTGATTACTCATCCTTTCCGCCACCCGAATATAAATACTTTTCAAGGCTTGCAAAGGTCGGCTACAACAACCGTCATAAAGGCTGGGACATAAACATCTGCCTTGAATGGCAGGACAAGCTCAGAACGGAGTATAAGCGTGACAGAAACGACGCAGACGAATACCGTATGCTTTCGCAAAGAATTATGGATAATGTAAAGAAAAGCGCCGACTTCGTCCGTAAGATGTATCAGTCCCAAACCAACGAGCAAACCGTAATCAATGCCCTCCAAGCCTTAGAAGGCCTAACCAACGAAAACGGCTTAACCAAAAGAATAACCGAAAAATTAAAGGAGAGTGATAGAAATGAAACTCAGACAGGAAATCAATAACACCCGTGATATGATTGACGGTGAACTCAATCGCATTATGGTCACAGATGATATAGAAGAGATAAGAGGGTTGACATATTATTTATTCTGCAACATAAATGACCTTATCCGCAAGAACCAACAAAGAATTGCCAAATCGTTGAGAGGTGAAGAAAATGATTGATTGTTCAAAAACAGAGAATTATTTCGCTGAAAAGCGAAGAATGACGAAAATG